TTCTGTTCTACTGTTTCAAATCCAGACATTATCTAAATTTAAAACATCCCAGGCATACCTCCAAGTTGAGGTTCTTCCTTATCTTCAGGATTATTTACTACTGTACATTCAGTTAATAAAATAGTACCTGCGATAGAAGCAGCGTTTTCAAGGGCACAACGTGTAACTTTAGTAGGGTCGATAATTCCTGATTCAAGGAAATCTACATATTGTTTAGTTCTAATATCATACCCCATTGATTTAGCTTCGAAAGCCATCACATCATGTTTAATATCATGGTAATTTTCTAAACCGGCATTAATTAGAATTTGTTCAAATGGTCTTTGTAAAACCGCTTCCATGATCTGACATCCTAGCTTTTCATCATAGCCTTCAACATTACAAGAAGATTCTTTAGCTGAGCGGAGAAGCGCTAATCCCCCTCCTGGTACGATTCCTTCTTCAATAGCTGCTTTAGTAGCTTGAAGGGCATCATCAACACGATCTTTCTTTTCACGCATTTCAGTTTCAGTATTTCCACCTACATGAATTACTGCTACTCCACCTACTAATTTAGCTAAACGTTTTTGGAGATTTTCGGTTTCAAATGGTGAAGTTGAGTTTCCAATTTGGTTTTGGAGAGAAGTACAAAGTTCACTAATAGCTTCTTCATCTCCGGCACCATCTACCATAGTGGTTGTTTCCTTAGTAATAGTTACTGTTCGGCACTCACCTAACCACTTAAGATCAAACTTATCAAGTTTCATACCTTTATCCTTGTCAACAACTACCCCACCCGTAAGTGTAGCCATGTCATTCATAAGTAAAGTACGTCGATCTCCAAAATCGGGAGCTTTAACAGCACATACATTAAGACTACCTCTCATTTTATTAACAATAAGAGTTGCGAGAGCCTCCCCTTCAATATCCTCAGCAATGATTAGAAGTGATTTAGCTTGTGAGGATAAATTTTCTAGAAGTGGAAGAAGGTCTTTAACTTGAGTTAAGCGACCATTATAAAAAAGAATTGCAGTATCCTTAAGAGTAGTACTCATAGTATCATTGTTAGTTACAAAATACGGAGATTTAAAACCACGATCAAACTGCATTCCTTCTACTGTTTCGAGGTAAGTCTCACCAGTACGTGATTCTTCAATAGAAACAATCCCATCACGACCTACTTTTTCCATTGCAGTAGCGATAAGTTCACCTACTTCTACATCATTATTAGCTGAAATAGTAGCTACTTGGCGGAGTTGATCTTCACTTGAAATATCTTGAGACAAGTTACGGAGGTATTCTACATGGGATTTAACACATTTGTCAATACCTCTCTTAATTTCTACAATATTATGACCTTTGTCACTATATCGAGCAGCGGCATTAACAATTTCTCGTGCCAACAAAGTAGAAGTTGTAGTACCATCACCTGCTTGGTCAGCAGTTTTAATAGCGGCTTGCTTAAGCATTTGTGCTCCTACATTTTCCACTTGATCTTCAAGTTCAATTGCTTTTGCTACTGTTACTCCATCTTTAGTACTTTGAGGTACTCCTTGATCATGTTGGATAACTACATTTCGACCATTAGGGCCCAAAGTTGTTACTACTGCATCGGCTAGTTGGTTAATTCCACCAATTAGTTTTTTACGGGAATCATCCCCATAGTTAATTACTTTACTCATTCTTCTATTACTGCTAAAATTTGGTTTTCTTGACAAATAAGGTGTTCTTCTCCTTTGTAATCCATTTTGACAGGACCCATCTGTGGGAGAAGTACAATATCTCCTACTTGAAGAGTAGTTTCAATAAAGTGCCCCATTGAGGAATATGTTCCAGGGCCTACTGAGACTACTTCACCTTTAATATTTTTTTCTTTTCCCATATCGGGCACTACGATTGTTCCGTATGTGCTTTCTTCTTCGTCAATGCGTTTAACAATGACGGCGTTAAATAATGCTTTTACCATTATAAAAATTTTTCGTTAAATTTGTTTAAAATTGATTTATATTCACTAATATACTGTTTAATACTATCGTAAGACTTACCTTTCATAGTATTGTCTGCGATTTGTTTGAGGGCCGAACTTAAGTTCTTATAATGGCCTACACATGAGTCGTAAGGGATTCCGCTATCAGGAGTGATAACTTTGTAAGCTGAGAAATTATATTCGTCTAAAACGATATAATAATCTCCTAAAATAGCATCTTTAATATACTGCATAACCTTTTAAAAATTAATTAAATTACGTTTGATTGCGGTCGCAACCTTACCCCGTAAATATACGAACGAATCTTCAGGACTCCAAATTTTTTATTATTTAATTTTAAGGTATTTTGGCTTTGCTTCGTTAGCAAGTGGGATTTGGATTTGAAGTAAACCATTTACCATTTCGGCAGATGATTTTACAAGATCAAATCGACGTGCTACTTTCCAGCCTAAATCAAAGCTGCTCTTTTTTACCCCTGAGTGGTAGTAGCGTTTTTCTTTTGTGGATTGTTGTTCGGATCCTTTATCATAGGATACTTTAAGGATATCACCTTCAATTGAGATGTCTACATCGTCTTTACTTAGTCCAGTACATGCGATCTCAAAATTTAAACCATTTTCATCTTCATACACATCAATAGGATGTGTAACGCTTGTTCGTGATGGTTTGTCAAAAATTGCTTCTTTGTCGAAAAAGTTCTTTACTAGAACGTCTAGAGGTGAAGTAAACCTCGGATTGAATAAATCTACGTGTGTCATTTTTTACGTTTTTGTGCCCCCTAAGGTAGCGGTTAATAATTAATTCTCATAACTTAGGCGTCCTGAAGGTTCACCCGAATTTTCTATAAATATACGAAACTTATTTTTTAATGCAAAATCATTTTATAATTCCTGCTCTGTGCTGCCATTGACGTTTAGTCCAATTTTCAATTTCTAATCTTTCATTCATTTCTTTATCATATTTGATTGAAATTTCTCTTCGTTTAGCGGATTGGAAATTCTCAGGATTATCTATAAATTCCTGTTTTAGAGAAGTAAATTCTTCATCAGTAAGCTGTTCAAATTCACCTTGTGATCGAGCATGATTCATTAATCCCATAGCTAACCTAACATAAAGTTCAGGTTGGAGCTCTAATACTCCCGCAGGGTTAATTTGATTAAACTCAGTTTGGAATTCATATTTTTCTTTAAAAGCATCTATATCTTGAACCCATTTACTTAATCCCCCTTCAATGTGCTTTTCTAAAAAATCAACTCCTGATAGACTGTTTCTAAAGGTGTCGTTAATGATTTCCATAGTACGATCTGTAGCGTATCCTATATCATTGTATGTTGAACTAATTTGTGCCATATTGATAAATATTAATAATCTGCTTTCCGTACAACGAAATAAGTAGTATTTGTGTTTTCATCTTCTGATGTGAAAATTAAACGAAGTAATCCATCATCCGCAAAACTTAATTTACATTCATCAGAATTTTTATTAGCACTAAATATTTCCCTTAACATTTCACTGTTAAATGGAATTTTATTATCTTCTCGAGTACCCTCAATAAAGTTAGCATTAACATGAAATTCTACTTTATTAGAAAATTCCATACGTTCACCAAATGTAAACTTTAAAATAGGAGTATCGATTGTATCCCTAGTAGCACTTAATGTAACAATTTCATTCCCTTGAATTGAAGCGGCTGCTCGTACAAACGTAGTGAAGTCATCATTTTCAAGTGTTGTTTCTACTTTCCATTCGATATTTTCATCTACCTCACCTACTTTATGTATCATAAGAGGATCAGCTAATGAGTAATTGATAGAAGCTTTAGCGTCTTGAATAGTAAGTTTAGTTAATACTTTATTTGTTTTAGAAGCATCAAGCATTAAATCACCCGCTAATACATTTAGTAGTCTATTAAGTTGTGTTGTGTTAAAGATAGCCATTTCACCCTCATTAACCATAGAAAAGTCACTACATGATAGTTTACCAATCATATCCTTAGTAGGTGCCATAAAATCAATATCAAGTTTACTATCCTTGACTTTCCATTTAACAGATTCTACTTTACCCCCAAGGTAATACTTAGAAATAATCGATTGTAATTTGTTTTTTGTTATCATTGGAATTGGAAGAATTTATTAATGTTAGGGTTTAAGCTAAGAGTCCAACCTAGATCGGTGTAAAAATTTTCTAGTTTAGATTGAAGAATTGTTTCGAATGATTTTTTTCTATCAGCATAATCATTTAAGAATTTACGCATTCTATCAGGAACATCAAATGATAGGAAACCAATTGCTTCAATTTTATAGGGATTGTCAATTAAATAAATCCATTTAATCTTATCACCTTGAACTATAGTACTATGTTGTTTATCTAGTTGCCAAAAGTGAAGTAAGTCATTATATCTAACTGCTGCTTTTACTCCTACAGGAGCTCCTTTTGCTATTTCAGTTAATACTTCACCTGCTCTTGGTTTTCGAGTTACATATTCATTTAAAGTTTTTACTGATGTGGGGTTGCCTAAAAGGGCAATATCTGTACTGTTAGATAAAATTGTAGTTCTAAAATCTAAAATTAGCTTATCAATATGTTTCTGCTCTGCGCCCTTTAGAATTTGTTGGAGAATATCATTAAAAAACTTCCCAAAAATAGGGGGGAAATTTGCTTTTTTAAATTCAAGTCCTTTAATATCAAGTGATTCCTTAGCAATACCCTCCTGTTTTGTAATCCATTGGGCGTATCTTCTAGTAGCTCTAAAATAGGCAGAACGAATAACGGCTTCAGTTTTCATTTCAAGCCTGTGTTCTGTAACATTAAAACAATCTCGAGCTAGTCTATCATAGTCATTTGTAATAATATCTTGATATTTAAGGGCAATTTCTTCTAGTAGATCATCCTTCTCTATATCACCCATTTCTTCGAAATTAGGGTACAAATGTTTAAGTAGGGGTTCAGCATTAAAGTAATTAGAATCTGTGTCTACATAAGCACAAAAGTTGTAATCGCCTTCATCACAAATCCACCAAGGTGTTTCTTCTAAATGTTTCATTAAAACCTAGCTTCGGGATCAACTTGTTGAATTCCTCCATCTTTAAGACCTCTAGAAGTTAAAATAGGTTCTGTAATAACAATTTTGAATTTGTTATTATCTATTTTAACAGTACCTCCTTGTTTAAGCATTTTTTTAAAGAATAGGATCTGCTTATCACTCCAAAGAACACTCATATCTATAATTTCTTGTTTAGAAATAGGTTCTCCATTCCAAGTAATTTTTACGTTATTCCTTATTGATTGGGGTTTTAATACTTCGCTCATAATGTTTTATATTTAAATTTATAGCCGTTTGTTTGCCCGAATATCCCCCTACATACTTTAGATATAGTGCTGGGATTTGAGTTGGTAGCTTCAGCGGCAAGGTTAATACTAGCATATTCACCAATATACGTCCCATCTTTTGTATAGCAAAGCACAGCTTTTCTGTTTTTATCTTTAGGAATACCTTTATGGGATTCACTTACTTTTTTACCAAATCCCTCGGGTTTAGGAACTCCTAATCTTACTTCCCTCATCATATCCCCAAATCCTTCAGGTTTAGGTTTACCTTTCAAAGCCATTTGAATTCGTTTTTTATAGGTTGGAGGTTGGGGTGTACCTTTTCTACTCCAAGTTTTACGTTTTTGTTTAAAAACATCATTAGATTCTTTAGTTCTAGTATTTTGTGCCGGCCCTCCTCCACCTTTATTTTTATTTTCTAATATATATCCTTGCTGGGTAATTTTATTAATCCAATATTGTTCTATTTCTTTTTTCTTATCATTGGTAGTTTCAGCTAATACTTCCATTTTAATATTAGTACCAAAGTTATATTTATGTAAGTTAAAACGTTGTTTTGGATTTTTAGAATAGCCTATATAAAAAGGTTTACCTGCTCTTAATAATTGGTATATTGTTATCATAGTTATACATATTACATGAGCAGGGCAAATCATAGATTTTCTAAAAAATCTTTTGTAGCTTCAGGGCTCTTAACTAAACTGTTCATATGGCGATTAGCACATAGGGCACTCTCACAGATAATTCGTTGTCCACTTAAAGTGATAGCTTCAGATAGGATTACATTACCATATCTAAATGAACCCAAAGCGGTAGCACCATAAAGTGAATTAAGCAAAATTTTCATAGTATGTTGACGTTGGTGCCAAAATACCCCTTTTTCCTTATCACCTGATTGGTATGCTTTTTTCATATAACCTTTATATTTCACTCGTTCATCGAACCATTTATCAAGAATAGTAGCTAGTACAGAACGTTTATCAGTACGGAAGATAACACCATTTGCTGATATAGCAAAGTTATTGTCTTCGATAAGTTTTATAAGTTTATTTACCTTAATATAAGTTTGTTTTCTATCAGGATTTTCAATTAAAAGTTCTTCGTCTGCATCTCTAGTTTTTAAATCATTTAATCCTAAACGATTATTCCTATCATCAGCATCTACGATACGAGCCATAAGTGTTTCTTTACCTATGTTAAGGGACATAATAATAGAAGGATATAGTGAAGTTAAATCCTCATCAAACATATACTTGTAAAGTCCTGCTTTGGGACAAAATAAATATCCCCCAGCATATCCCTTTTTAAAAATAGGATTTCTATCTCTAGAAGGAGGAACAATATTTTGTCCTAATAAATAAGCTGAAATGGCTCCATCTTGGGTTTTGGTGTTAGCATAAACTTCTCCATAGTTATGTTTACCTTTATGAGATAGGTTTTTTACTAAAGCTATATATTCAAACTTTTCATCTAACTCCTTAAGTATTTCTACATCTCGGAAGTTATATTTAATAAATTTCTGGATGTCGTCTTCAAATAATCTGTCTAGATTACCTTCATATTCGATTTTACCTAAACCCACATACTTTTCCCCAATAGCATCTAAACGCATTGATGGTTCATCTCTAAAACTAAACTTTTTATGTAGTTTCATATAGTCTAGGGATTCAACTCCAGCAATATTAAGCCACCCATTGCGGTTCCATTGGCTTTCGTCTTTTACTACACCTATAGGAGACAAAGCATTAGCAAAATCTTCTCCTAATACATTACAAATCCTGTAGTATAAGTAGGGAATATCGAAATAATCACTATTCCATCCTACAAGGATATCAGGTTGAATTTCACTAAATTTTTCAATAAATGTAGCTAATAATTCTTCTTCAGTAGCTACAGGAATAATTTCCTTATGTCCCTTAGTATGGTTAATTTGTCCTTTTTTATCTAAAATAAGAATAACCCATTCATCAGGTGTTTTATCATACCAAGCAATTGAAGTTACAGGTTTTGGAGCTGATTGGATATATTCCTCAGTAAGGGCTCCCCCCATTTCAATCTCAATATCAAAAAATACCTCTCTGTGTCCCTTAGACACACTATCATCAGTTCCATATTTTTCAATAAGGAATTTTTGATAAGCGGGCATATCATGAAAGTGGAGACGTGGGTTATCTTTATCCCAGTTGTAGGTTTTCTTTAACCATTCACCCTTTAGTCCCTGGTATTCTGCTTCACGTTCAGAACATTCTATGTAAGCAGGAACTCGGTAAGGTTCTACTGAATATCCTTCTTCGGTCCATAAGTGCATTTTATACTGGTTTTTACCAGCATATTCAGCATGACATTTAGTAAACATAACTTAATTGTATTCTATTGTTAGGGTTGACGACCTGTCAGACCCTGATGGTGATGGGGTGTTGGTGGGTTTTTTTTTTCACCATATACTTCTAAAGGCTTTTCTACCTCTACTATTTTTTCTACCTCTACTATTTTTTCTACCTCTACTATTTTTTCTACCTCTACTATTTTTTCTACAGGTACTTCAACTACTTTTTCAACTACTTTAATTTTTTCTTTAATTTCAGGACGTAATTTAGCAAATGCAAAGTTTGCAGCTACTACTAAAGATATGGCCAAAGGGTCGAAAACAAAAATTATTATTAAAAGTAAGTAATTTATTATTTTATCCATCGCTAGGCCTGTTAAACCCGAAAGATATTTAAGGGGGCCTAACTCACTTCCAATTTCACTACTAGTCTGTACTTCTACTATTTCGGTTTCGTACTCAAATAGTTTTTGATTTAAATCATCTACCCTAGAGTTAATTGATGTTTGTCTTTCAATTGCTTGATCTAACTGACGTTCAAGGGCCCTACGAGTAGCGCCTGAGGTTGTTGTAACCACGTTGCCTAACGTGTCCGTATATTGTACTACATTGTTAGATAAACCATTACGCAGTGAGGACACGGCGTT